CAGCGTAATAGACCGATAGCAAGAGCCAGCCTAGTTCCCCGACTAGATACTGTGGCTTGCGAACTAACTACGAATAGAAGGGTGGCGTTGCTATGAGCAACAACTACTGGGATGATGAAGACGATGACCTCGATACCGAAGTCGAAACGCAATCAGATGGAAGTGACTTACTTAAAAAGTTGCGGAAGGCTAAGCGTTCTGATGAGAAGCGTATTAAGGAACTCACTGAGCAACTTGAGAATTACACCAAGGAGCAGCGTGAGCGAACTGTCAAAGAAGTCCTTGAAAAGAAGGGCGTTAACCTAAAAGCAGCACGTTTAATCCTAAAGGATATTGACGATTTTAGCGAAGAGTCAGTGAATAACTGGCTTGAAGATAACTCTGATTTATTTGGATTAACACCTGCAGAAGAAGCACGAAAGACTAATGAGCACGACCGCGCACAATTGCGTCAACAGGACTCATTAACTAGCAATGCTGTAACGCCTGACAGAGCAGAAGATTTAGATTACAAGTTAGGTGCTGCAGAAAGTGCAGAAGACATTTTATCTATTCTCCGCTCACAATCATAATGTCCGTTCATAGTCACTTGGAGGTGACAAACTAATGCCTACATCATACACAGGCACAACATCAACAGGCGCTGCTTCCCTCGGAGGTACCGCAGGTGGTGCTGGTTTAGTACAAAAGGCGTATGACCGCCTTGTCGAATTCGCTCTCCGCGCCGAACCACTAATTCGTTCAGTTGCAGATAAGCGTCCAACTAACCAGTCTACACCAGGCTCAACAGTCGTTCTACAGAAGTACAACGACCTATCACAGGCAACAACTGCTCTTACAGAGACTGCTGACCCAGATGCAGTTTCATTGACGACACCAAACACAGTTACAATTACTCTTAACGAGTACGGTAACTCTGTATTGGTAACACGTGCTTTGGAACTCTTCTCACTTGCAGACGTAGACCCAGCAGTTGCTAACATCATCGCATTCAACCTTGCCGATTCTATCGACACAGTTGCAATGTCAACACTTGGCGCAGGAACTAACGTAATTTACTCAGGTTCAACTGCAACATCATCAGCAACAGTTACTGCTGCTGCAACACTAACTTCTGCTAACATCCGTAAGGCTGTTGCAAAGTTGCGTGCTAACAAGGCTGCATACCGCAAGGGTGCAATGTACTGGGCAGGTATTCACCCAGAAGTTTCACACGACCTTCGTGCTGAGACAGGTGCTGCTGCTTGGCGCGACCCACACAACTACCAGACAAATGAAAACATTTGGGCTGGTGAAATCGGTTCATACGAAGGTGCATACTTCATCGAGTCACCACGTATTGCTTCTGAGAAGATTGGTGCAGACCAGTCTGCACTAACAACAACTGCTGTAACAGTTGCAGGAACATCTGCTGCATTTACATTCGGCGTTGCTTCATCTGCTGTTATCGCAACACGTGCTGAAGTTGGCGACAAGATTTCAGGTACAGGCGTAGGTTCATCTGCAAAGATTACTGGTATCGCAACATCAGGTTCAACAACAACATTTACTGTTGACGTTGCTAACTCTGCTGCTGTAACTGTGGGAGCAACAATCACAGTAACTCCAGTAACACGTGTCTACGACACAATCCTTGCTGGACAGCAAGCAATGGCTGAGGCAGTTGCCGAAGAGCCACACGTAGTAATCGGACCAGTAGTTGACAAGTTGATGCGCTTCCGCCCAATGGGTTGGTACGGCGTACTTGGCTTTGCTCGCTACCGCGAAGAAGCACTATACCGAATCGAATCAGGTTCATCAATCGGCGCTCTATAAGAGTTGATTGACGGGTGGGCAGGGGAGCAATCCCCTGTCTATCAGTAAATTCACTATAAGGAGAAAAATGACTACATACATATTCACAACCCCAGTGGTTAAAGAAGGACCGTCAGGTGGTCATCGTCTATTTGAGTTTTATAAGATTGACCGTGGCATCACTATCGTGCGCCAAGATGGTGTCTACTATCAAGCACGCTACCTAGTAGATGGTGACTTGGCTGACTTCCAAGAAGTCTATCTTGGTGGACGTAACCACGTAGTAAGCGAAGCAACAAAGGCAGCACTGATTGCTGCAGATATAGATGTGACAGAAGCAAACTTTACAGCACAGTAGGGACATCATGGAACACGAACATATCAGTAAAGTTCTTAAGTGGGGATACCAGTTAGAAGATGGGGACATGGTTCCCTATTGCGAGTTGTATGGTTGTACAGAATGTGATGCTACCTCAGAGGAGCCATTCCCAACTAGCGAAGTGTTTATCGACCATACCAAGTGTGGACCCAACTGTTTTGGTTGTAAGGCTAAGTCTTTGCAATTAAACGCAGGAGATGCGACCAGAGAAATATCCGACAAGAAATGGACTGGCGAACTCCAAGCATACAGGGATGCACGTGCCCAAGGTATGCAACCAGGCGGTACAACAAGGCAACACGTTGAGGCAGCGCACAAGGCTAGTGAGGTTATGAACAAACCTTACAATGCTGAGACTATGCCTCCAGCACAGCACATCAATAAAAATACAACCGAAGTACTCAAGGAAGTGGGAACACTATAATGCCAATGGTAGGAAACGAAGAATTCGCTTACACACCAAAAGGAATGGCAATGGCTAAGGCTAAGGCCAAGAAGTCAGGCAAGCCAATGAAGAAGGCAGTCAAGAAGACTGCAAAGCGCGTGGCTAAGAAGGCTGTTGTAAGAAAGCGCGGTATGTAATTATGGGTAGAGGATTAGAAATCTCACTTCCAGGTGGAGGAAGCAAGAATAGCAAGACTGGTAAGATTACCCCACCAAAGCCAAAGAAAACAATGGGACCAGTCGTAATGACTCCACAGCAATATGATGCAATGCTTAAGAAAGTAATTGCAGATATGAAGAAGACAAAGCGATGAAGAAGAAAGCGTTTTGGGATAAACCAAATCCTAAAAAGAAATCAACACCCTTAACGCCAGCACAGAAGGCTAGGGCTAAGGCACGTGCTAAAGCAGCAGGTCGCCCTTATCCAAATCTAGTTGACAATGCAGCAGTAAGGAAATAAAAATGAAAGACTCAAGACTAACACGGGCTGGTGTCGCAGGTTTCAATAAGCCTAAGCGTACACCAAGCCACCCTACTAAGTCACACGTAGTTGTGGCTAAGGTAGGTAGCCAGGTAAGGACCATACGTTTTGGACAACAAGGCGTTTCTGGCTCACCTAAAAAAGCAGGAGAGTCTGCTGCCAATGCAGCACGAAGGAAGTCTTTCAAAGCAAGACACGCAAGCAATATATCCAAAGGAAAAATGAGTGCCGCATATTGGGCAGATAAGGTGAAATGGTAATGGCAATGAAACCCGTAACAGGAAAACTTCGCAAAGGCGGAGGAAAAGGTTTATCAGGAGATGCGCTAGTTGGTAAGGTGTCTCAGTCTACAATTAATAGCATTAAGAAGATGGGCATGACAGAAGCCCTTAAACTTGCTGGAAAGAATGGCAAGACATCTGGTGGAATGGCACGTGAGTTCCAAGAGGGTGTACGTCGTATGTACGGCGCAAAGCGTCTAGAAGCAGCAAAGACAAAGTATGCTCCAAAGCCTAAGTTGGGTGCTAAGACAGTCATGGCTCCAAAGGGTGGCGTTAAGCCAGCAGCAAAGCCAATGACAAAGAGCAAGAGCAATTCTAACTTTGGTAAGGTAGTTGGCGGACTTTACGGAGCAGCAGCAGTTGGTGCTCTAGTAGCATCAAAGGGCAAGGCTACAGGCTTAGCATCTAAGATGGCTCCAGGATTAGCAAAGAGTGTTTCAAAGTCAGCAGTTGGTCGTGCGGTATTTGGCTCAGCGCCAAAGATGTCACCAGCGATGATGGCTAAGGCAAAGGCTGCAGCAGGAGCAAAGGCTGCACCAGCGAAGGTTACAGTTGGACCTAAGGGTTCATTCGGACCAACAACAAAGTCAATGGCTAAGTCAAAACTTGGCACAGCATCAGAGTATGCATCAAAGGCTGGACAAGAATCAGCACGTGCATCAATCAAGGCTAAGAGCCCAGATGCAGCACGCGCAGCAGCATCAAAGGTTACAAAGAAGAAGGCAGCATCTGCCTCAATGGCATCAAACAAGCGCAAGTAATTTAATCGTACAACAAGGAAGGCAAAACAATGGCTGGTAATACTGGTAGTCCATTATGTGCAGAACTCAACCGTATCGCAAACTATGGCGTATACCCAGATAGAGATGACTTCCTAGAAGAGCAAGGTGCTGCCAACGTTTGGGCAGGTACCACTGGTCAAGGGTTATTGGGTGCTCTAAATTACATTGTTGACCCTAACCGTACAGATAATAATTACAAGGGACTTACTGCAGTTTGTAATGAACTAGCAGGAACTACTGGCTTGTCTGATGTTGATGCGTTACGCACCATCAATCACCCAGCAGAGGTACTGCTTAAGGGAACTACTACACGCTCTGCCTCTTACTATGTAGATGCTGCTACTCCAC